AATATTTAGCAAACATGGTATGCTTTTTACATTATGGCAACACAAAAAAACAGTCTGAAGCAACATGAGGAGATATGTGCTTTGAGATATGAGCAGATAGAAAAACGATTGGAAAGTGGCTCCAAGAGATTTGATCGCATTGAAAGTATGATTTATGGAGTGTATGCACTTATTATTGCCACACAGATAATAGGAGCAATCATATAATGGCCGGTCTGATAGTGAAGACTGAGCCGGTGCAAGAGCCAGTTAGTCTGCAAGAGGTAAAAGAATATCTGCGTGTTGAGGACTCAACAGACGAAAGAACAATAAGACCTTTAATAGAAACTGCAAGAAGATTTGCTGAGATGCATTTAGGTCGCACACTTTTCACTACAACCTTCACACAATTTTATGACACCCTTGATGGTCTTGAAGATCCCTTATGGGAAGGCATGAGAACAGGGCCTACAATAAACTACTACAAAAACTATCTTGTATTGGCACAATCACCAGTCGCATCAGTAACACACATAAAAACATACGATGATTCAGACACAGCTACTACTATGGCATCATCTAAATACTATGTAGATTCATCACGAGAGCCTGCAAGAATAGTATTAAGAACAGGTGAGACTTTCCCTGTGGCTTTGCGTGTAGCGAATGCTATTGAGGTTGAGTTTGTGGCCGGTTACTCATCAATTTATGCAATACCTGAGCCTGTTCGTATGGGCCTATTGCAACATATTGCACACTTATACGAACATAGAGGCGATATGTATGATGCTAAAAATCCTTACCCACCAATGCTTAAAACTCTTTATGCACCTTATGTTATTCACAAAGGTTTAGGAAGTTCAAGTCTGATGGGATTAGGTTAATGGCTACAAGTATTGGAAGACTAAGATCTAAAATAGAATTACAATCACCAACTTCTACTGATGACGGTGGTGGTGGTTGCACAGAAACTTGGACTACTGCAGCAGAAATATTTGCTGACATAAGGCCCTCAACTGGTAATGAAACATACAGACAGGGCAAAGTTCAAGAAACAGTTTCACATAAGATATTTATAAGACACCGTGAAGATATAAACACCAGTTATAGAATTAAGTTTGGCACAAGACTTTTCAATATAAAGAATATTTTAAATATAGACGAAAGAAGTAGATTTCTAGAAATATCTGCTAACGAAGGTGAGCCTGCATGAAAAAAGGTTTTAAGAGTCTGCCAAAACTTATTGATGAACGCATTAAGGGTGGCAAAATACCAAGATTAAATGCAGTAGTAAGGTCAGTCTCAGTAGTTCGTACAGATATTGTTAATGACATACAGCAAGGTAGCAAGACCGGTATTACATACCAGAAATACAATCCCAAAAGAACACACACAGCTTCAAGAGAAGGTGAGGCACCGGCTACTGATACTGGTGAATTAGTAAGAGAGATAACGACAAGTGTATTCACTAGAAAAAAAGGTGGAGGCGATGAGGTGGTAGGACAGATCGTTTCAGGTGCACCTTATTCAAAACATCTTGAGTTTGGCACAACCAAAATGAAACCAAGACCATTCATGCAGAAAAACTTAGAAAAAAATAGAAAAAAAATCAGAGCAATCTTTAAGGAAGAAGGTTTAATCAGATGAGTGTAGGTCAATTCGCATTTCAACAAGCCATATTTACTGCTCTGAATAATGACAACACTTTGACAAGTACTTTGGGAGCGTCCATAGTTGATGAAGTAAAACACGGCACAGGCTATCCATTTGTATCAATTGGAGAAGAAACTGCCGTTGAATTTGGTACTAAAGATTTGGACGGTGCAGAATATACTGTTAATATAGATGTGTGGTCCCAATACAAAGGATCAAAGGAAACGAAGCAGATTATGGACAGAATACATGATTTACTTCATAATACTAACATTAGTGTTACTGGGTTTAATCTTATTAACCTAAGATTTGAGTTCAGTGATGTGATGAGAGACCCAGACGGGAAAACAAGACATGGAGTCATGAGATTTCGTGGAATTATTTTAGGAACTAGCTAAAAATATTGTAGGAGAATATTATGGCAGCACAAAAAGGAGCAGAACTGCTCATAAAATTAGGTGATGGAGCTTCTCCAGAGGCCTTTAATACTATTGGTGGCCTAAGATCGTCTGAGATAACTCTAAACGATGAGGCCGTTGATGTAACTAATAAAGACAGTTCAGGAGTGCGAGTACTTTTACCGAATGGTGGTATTCACTCTATGACTGTAAGTGGTAGTGGTGTTTTTACTGATGCTACATCAGAGCAAACACTAAGAACTAAGATGAACGCAACTTCGTTCTCAAACTTTAAGATTGAAATACCAGATCTTGGAGCATATACAGGAGCATTTATGGTTGAATCACTTTCGTATGCAGGTGAATACAACGGTGAAGTGACATATTCGGTCACTTTACAAAGTTCCGGCTCAATAACTTTTGCTTAATAGACTATGAGTTATTCGCAAATTAAAGTTAATCTATGGGGAAAGTCATATAGTGCTTATTTGCACAATGATCTTTTATCCGTTGGCAACTTTGGTGATGCTCCATCTGATGTAAAAATCGGTAATAAAGTTTACAAAGTTATTGAATCGGTGTTAGATGAAAGAGATGACATTTGGAAACTAAAACTTGCAATGGCAAGTGCAAAAACAGGAGAAAAGCTAGATGGCAAATCCACTAAAGGGAAATGTTAAGTTAAATCTTGACAAAGAATATAACGCAAGATTAACAGTTGATGCGATAATGCAGATAGAATCTGCATTAGACAAAGGTATTATCAAGTTGGCACAGGACATGGCAGAGGGTGATGTCCGTATGACAACTATGGTTCAAATATTGCTTCCGGCACTAAGAGGTGGTGGAAACGATGTTACTGCTAATGATATAACTAAAATAATTTCAAACTGTGGGATCGTAAAGACCACAAAAGAAGTTGCTACCCTATTGGCACAAACACTTACTGCAGATTCAGGAGAAGAAAGCACAAAAAAGCCTCAACCGGACAAGTAAGTGATAAGTGGCCGACTAAGAGGTATTATCAGATAATGGTCGGTATGCTAGGGTGGTCCCCTAATGACTTCTGGACGGCCTCACCTCAAGAGGTCTATAATGCTATGGACGGCTTTTTAGAGTTCAATGGTCAGAAAGATAAACCTGAGCCAATGACAAAAGCCAGACTGAATGAATTAATGGAGTTATACCCAGACTAATGACCGTTGACCAGTTATTAATAGAAATCAAGGCATCCACAAAAGACCTTGAAGCCGGACTCAAACGAGTTGAGGGTAAACTTGGCAAAGCTGAAAAGAAATCTAGATCACTTAAAGACTCACTAAAAGGTGTAACAGGTATATTAGCTACTCTGGGAGGAGTCGCTTTAGCCGGTAATATTGTCGGCACAATAAGGCAATTTGAGGACTTAGAAGCAACACTAACAGCCGTTACCGGATCTGCAAGTGCAGCAGCAGCCGGATTTGATTTAGTCAGAAAATTTACAGCACAAACAACATTCCAGATTGAAGAAGTAGCATCAGCATTTATAACACTGAAAAATGCCGGTATAACACCTACATCTGATGTCATGCGAGATTTCGGTAATCTTGCAGCCGGTATGGGCAGATCTATCACACAACTTGCACAAGCAGCATTCAATGCAACGACTGGTGAGATGGAAATGCTCAAACAGTTCGGTATAATTGCGAGAGTTGAAGGAGATAAACTCAGAGTAACATTCAAAGGTCGGTCTGAATTAATAGAAAGAGATGCTGACTCAATAATAGAAAAGATAAGGTCTATTGGTGCTACTGATTTCTCAACAGGTATTGAATCTAGGTTTGATACATTGTCAGGTGCTATATCCAACTTAGGTGATGCCACCTCAGAATTATTTGTAGCTATCGGTGAAGGTGGTCTGAAAGATGCTTTAACTGATGCAACAAGAGCAACTACACAATTACTAACTGACCTGCAACCTCTAGCAGAATTATTGGGAGGTGCATTAGGTATAGCAATCAAAGCAGTATCAGTCTCTGTGCAACTTATTACAAACAATCTAGATGTATTGGCATCTATACTGGCCGGTATCATAGCACTTAACTTAGGAGCAATCATATCAACGATAGGTGCTACTCTTGCTACACTTTTAAATACCTTGAGAGGGATTGCTATTACAGCAACATTAATATTCTCATTGTCTGGTATTGGATTGAAGCAAGTAGCAGTTGCAGGTACTGCAGCAACAGGAACATTTTTATTATTGAACAGTATGTTGGGCGATGCAGCAGACACTACTGGAGACCTCGCTGATGCTGATGAAGCATTAATAGAAGAATTGAATGAAGTCTCAAGTGCTACTACTTACCTTAACTTTGATATGCAAAGACTAGCAAAAACAATGCGTGAGCTAGACCGAGCTAAACCAACTCTGCATGAACTCGTTCGTGAGTTTGATAGTGTAGAGGATGCTATTACTACACTAGAAGAAGACTTTAGAAAATTCTTTGCCGATAGATTCTATCAACTTATTGATGAAGCAGAAGATCCTCTTGCTCCTATTGAAGAAATACTAGGAACTTCTTTTGAAGAGTTTAAGAAAAATATTGAGGACGAGTTTTTCCAATTGAATTTCAATATGGATAAAGAAACCTTCAAGAGAAACTTCA